CTCCTGTTAATCGATATCGCCTAAGTAAGTTCTCATCACTCAGAGACACACGCTCATGTTCAATAGCACTTGCAGTCACTTTACGCTTCATGATATCTGCAACCATCTTCGTGGCGCCTTCTGTCACCTCAGCTCCCTCAAATGTCGAGCGAAACGACGACAATAAAGGAGTGTCTAAGTATGGATAGACGCCTTGGAATAAGGCTTTTTGAAATGATCTTGCACGTGGCTCAAGTGGACCTTTACCAGGCAGATTATACTTGCAAGCTCCCGAGGCTCGCAGGTACACACCGAGATTCAAAACGGACATCCACCAAGATGTGGTTTCATCAAAACAGGGTGAATGTTTGAGAAACTGCAGGTCCTCAAATTGCTCAAGAGGCTCAACGCCAGTGACAATGTAACCTGCATCGGCAGCACGTCCTGCCAGCACATCTGGGGATATCTCTCCAGTTGAAAAAGAAAATGCGATGAGAAATGTGGCCAAGTTGTTAATGAGGGTGGTGATTCCTGACCCTGTGTACAACATGCAGTGGTTGGTTGAATAACAACAGATCGCTTAGGATGGGCGTAACTCCGAATTCTGATTGGGGCCTCGCACTGTTTGATTGCAGCATTGACAGCCTCCTGTGCTCTATCAGGGCAGCACTCACGGAGCATATCAAAAAGGTGGCTCGTGTGAGACGCATCACATGATGAAATATCAATGTTGTGCCAGTACACCTTGCCACGATGCCAATACGAGAAACACATATCGTCGGAGAAATACACAGCTGCAAACCGACCTTTTGGTTGAAACAACTCCTCAAAGGCTTGCTCCATCACTAATGGATCTGGACTTTTCACAAATCGCATTGTACCACCGTTAAAATGCAGCGTCTCAGACGCTTGCGCAGTTTTGAAGAACTCAGCAAACCGAAATACGACAAGACTAGCGGCCACCCCAAGGTCGACTATGACTCGCGGCGGCTTGTCGGGCTTTGCATACTCTTCTGGTTTTATCTTCAGACTCACGAAGGGCAATCGCCGACGTCGCGATCGTCCCAAGAGGGTCTTACTTATAAATCGTTCTCCAGAGAGTGTTGCCTCCAACCAAGCTTGAATGCGAAGTTTTTGCTTGTCATGTGGATCGGCATGATGATCCTGGGCTTCTTCATCAACAGTGGTAAATGTTGAAAAATAA